GACAGGCGAGCAGATGCGAGCCCAGGGACCGTACGCTGTTGCCTCTCACGAGGTTACGTTCCGGTACGTTCCTGGCATTAAGCCAAGCATGCGGCTCGTGTGGAATAGCCGGACGCCAAACAGGATTCTCGACATTGTTTCTATCTCGGACAGGGACTACCAGCGATACCACACCGTGATCGCGAAAGAACATGCTCCTTGATGCAACAAAAATCCTGAGAATCGACGAGGTCAAGGCCGCAGCGACAGCCAGGCTCGCTGAGGTCATCGCCCGCGCAACGCCTCCTGGATACAACGAAAAGCTCGAAGAGTCGGTTCTCTTCGACGGCGTCGTCGCTGGATACGAAACAGGAGTTGAAACCGCCGGAAATCGGAACCTTGACAAGTCTCCTGTGTTTGTTCGCAAGAAAAAGGGCTGGGTGAAGCCAGATGAGTTGTCATTAATCCTGAGCGACGCCGTCGCTGCCAGTCACTTTGACGTCATGAGCGTGATCGAAAGAGAGGTTTCTCTTGGCTTATCCTGAAAAGTGGCTGTACTCAACGATCACTGCCGCCGTCCCTGGGGTTCCTGTCCACCCGGTCATGGCACCGCAAGACACCCCGTTTCCGGCCGTTGTTTACCGAAGGGTCGGAACTAGGCGGGAAAAAGACATGACTTTGGGGTCGATTGGGCGCCCAGTCGCCTCATTTCAGGTCTCGGTTGTGTCGTACACATATTCCGAAGCCAAGTCTCTGGCAGACGCGGTAAGGCTCGGCGTCGACAACTTTACGGGTCAATCCCAGGATGTCAGAATTCATTTATCGGTGCTTGCGTCCGAGTCAGATGGCATGGAACGCCCCCTCGACGGACAGTCAAAACCGATATACAGGGTCGATCAAACGTACGAGGTCAGGTACACGGAATCCGTCCAAGGAGGGACGTAATCAATCATGGCATACGAATCAGCACAGGGCATTAGCTTCGTCTTTTCCGGCGATACGTTCACGCTCACCTCGGTATCGTTCAATAAGAAGGTCTCCGAGATCGACGTTTCGACCCTAGCGACCAAGCACGGCGAATATCGTACGTATCGCGCTGCCCCCCTCCGCGACGGTGACGAACTCAGCATCGAGTTCTACGGCCTTGAGTTCCCGCAGATGACTGCCACCGGCACGATCGTGTGGATCATCGACGGCTCTGGATCAAATGCCGGGTTCACGGCAGGACTCCCGACCGTCGCCCTTTGCACCTCGGCGAGCCTTCAGGCGGCTGCAGGCGAGCTTATCAAGGGCAACGCAACGCTCCGAATCACTCAGAATTAAGCCGTGGACCTCATAACATCCCAGGGCGCGAAATTTACTTGGGGTGGCATTGAATTTTACGCCACATCTATATCAGTTAGATGGTTTGCGTCCGATGACATTGACATCTCGTCGATGGCGTCCGACGTCATGGTCGACGCGGACAATACGTCTGCAAAGTACGTCATAAAAGACCGCGACTGCTCGATGGTCGAGGCCGAGCTATCGATTGACTTCTTCGCCAGAGGCGCAGTTTTCAATGGAATGAAAATTTACGGGTTCGTTGGTCAGTCGAAAGACCTTAAATTTTCTCTCCCAAGGAAACTTAAACCCGAACAAGACGGCTACAACCCATTCGAGGGCCTGACTCACGACACAGACCCGGGCCAAGCTGATCCAAGTAATCCTCAGTTTCGCTTCCTTAAAAGAGCGATCCTGAAAAACATAAACCTTGACGTATCTCCAGGGGAATATGTCAAGGGAAACGCCGCCTTTGTGTTAAGCGGCAAAGCTCCACCTCCCCTGCAAGAGTGAGGTTAATTGACGATGGCTCTTTCTAAGGACGCGATTGTTTCGGCGAACGATAAGAAGATGGTCGACTTCGACGTGCCTGAATGGGGCGGTAGCGTGAAGCTCCGCGTCATGACTGGCACCGAGCGAGATCGATTCGAGAGCGAGTTTGTCGGCGGCAACAAGACAGTGGACATGGTGCGAGCCAAGCTCGTCGCCAAGTGCCTCTGCGACGACGACGGCAAGCGGCTCTTCGAAGAGAAGGAAATCCCGCAGCTTGGCGAAAAGAGCGCGGCGGTTCTCGATCGCCTCTTCACCGAGTGCATGAAGCTCAATCGCTTCACTAAGGACGACGTTGAGGAACTGGCAAAAAACTCCTAGACCGTCCACGGCGAATGTTCGAGTTTCGGCTCGCACTCGCTCTAGGACGGTCTCATGCCGAGCTTCTTGCGACGGTTGACGCCGCAGAACTCGCAGAATGGGAGGCGTTTTGGTTAATTGAGCCTTTCGGTGACGAATGGAGACAGGCGGCACGTATTGCTACATCGATGTGTACTGCCTGGGGCTGTAAGTCTCTAAAAGAAGAGATGCTCATGCCAAGTCACAGAAAGCGACAGCAGACAAGGGACGAAATGATCGGCGAGTTGATGAAGCTCGCAGCGGCCACATAGGGAAAAGGTCATTGCTGTGGCGACGATCGGATCAATATCTGTAGCGTTTGAGACAAATGGCGTCGATGCTGTCCAAAAGAGCATCGACGCCATTTCGTCTTCGCTCTCGCGCGTCTCTAAAGAAGTAGACTCGCTGACAGGAAAGCTAAGCGCTCTTGGGGGCATAGACATCAAGGTTTCGGTCGACACAGCCGCGATTGACGCGGCAAAAAAGTCGATAGACAACTTGTCTAATTCGTCTGATCTGGAAATCACGGCTGACTCCACTGAGGTAAAGGAAGCAGGAGACGCCGTCGAGGAGCTTGAGAAAAAGACCAAAAAAGCCAAAGATGAGTCAAAGTCATTTGACACCGCACTTAAATCATTATCGGAGTCATCGGAGAGCCTGTCGAAAGCGTACCAGGCCGTATCCGACGCAGCAAAAAAGGTCGGCGGCAGCGGCAGCGTAAAGGAAAAGATTGACGCTACAGGGAAAGCGTCAGAACTCCTAGTAAGGTCATACGAAAAACTTGCTGACACAACTGGTGGCCTTGTCCGTCGGTCGGTCGACGACCTCGTTGAGAGCATGGCCGAGTCGGCGAAAGGGTTCGGCTCAACCGTCGGGGTCATGGAGTTTCTGGTAGATAGCGGCGACGGAGTTGTTGAAACATTCAACACACTCGGCGCAACAGTTGTAGCGGCGAAGGCGGAGTCGCTTTTATTTGCAGCCGCAATGCAGGCCACGACCTTCGCGACATCCGGCATGAGCGAAGAGACGCAAGCGCTGGTTCAGAGGCTATCAGAAATACCAGTAAGCCTTGCCGCATCGGCGGCTTCGTCAGCGCTCGCTGAACAATACTACAAACTTGCCGCGAAGGCGGTCGTAGAATTAGCCTCATCCATAGAAGGCACAACTGCGGCGTTTACTCTATATCACTCAACGATTGGGCAATTAACGCCATCAATCATAAAGTTTGTATCGGCGTTTGTTCCAGCCGTTCAGGTTCTGAATCTCGCATCCGGCGCGGCGAGGCAAACAAACGCAGAATTCGCCAAAACGATCACGAAGTTCGCACTCACGACAGTTGCAATCAGTGCCGCAAAAGGCGCCTGGAGTGGGTACATAGCGGGCACTGGAGCAGCCGCAGGCGCCTCGGCAGGCGCCTCTGCTGCAATAGGAAGACTCGGCGCAATGATGCCCGGCCTTGCCGTCGCATCTATAGCCTTTGCAGTCGCAAGCGGCCGCGTTGCCGAAGAGCTAAAGCACGTTGGCCAAAATGCGCAAATGCTCGGCGACTTGAGCTTCAGGTTTGGTCAGTCCGTCCAGGAGATTGAAAAGCTCAAGATCGCCGCAGAAAGCGCAAACGTGCCACTCAATGCCGTTGTGCGTGCCCAGCAAGCATTCGCCCAGAATGTCTCGAAGGTCAAGATCGGAAACCTGGGCAGTGTCCAGACGCGAGAAGCAAAGGCCGCTTTCGATCAGCTTGGAATCTCGGTCGAGTCGCTCCGAAGCAAGGCGCCAGAAAAACTCTTCGAGGAAGTCGCTTCAAGCATCTCCAGAGTCTCGGACGCCAATGAGCGTATGCAGCTTGTTGTTGACATTTTCGGCCGCACGGGGCCAGCTCTATTGCCGCTTCTCAAAAACCTTGAGCAAGTGAACGCAGACATTGGGCGCCTCGGAGGAACGATCAGCGACATCGACGTTTCAAGATTCCAGGCCGTTGACCAGTCTTTTAGTCGCCTTCGAACAGCCTCTGGCGCACTTAAAGATGACCTCATGATTCCGTTCACGAGGATGCAGGAGGCCTTTAATAACGCTCAAGCAGAAATCATAGGAGGCATCGCTCCCATCACGGGAGCCGTCGGCGAGCTTGTCGCGGACATGACTACTCCGTTTGCCGTCGTGATTGAAGTCGTGGCCCGTGTCGTCAACACAATGCTTCGAATAGTGGCCGCTATAGCCAAGATAGTCGAAGCCGTCGCTGGTTTCTCGGGAATCACTGCTGTCATTGAAGTTGCCGGCGACGAGTTTATGCGATTCTGGACGATGATCGAGTCAGCCGTCGCCGCGTTCGAGCAGTTCGCGTCTGCTGTTGAAGAAGCCTTCCGTGGCTCTGTTGAAAAAATCCATGAAATGGGTGCGGCGGTCCGCGAGCTTATA